TGCGGCTCGCGGTGCGCGTGGGTCTGGATCCCCACCTCCGTCACTCTCGGTGGTAGCACGGGATGGGGGTGCTCCCTCGTGTATGCCCACGTTTGCGCCCAGTGTCGGAGTGGGTTCATTAACCGGGTGAGCACGGCGAAGTACTGCAGCTCCCTGTGCGCCCGTCGCGCATACCGCGTCCGTCGCGAGACGGACGGACGGGGCCCGACGTCGCGCCGTGCCCGTCGCGATGTTCAACGGGACTACGACAACGCCTGGCGGCTACGTGCTCCTGAAGTTCCGTGTGTGGCCTGCGGCGAGGGGATTCCCAAGACGCACGGCAACCGACGGCGGGTGTGTAGCGACCGGTGCCGAAGCTTCACCCGATTCGGTCGGTGGCCAAGTTCGGAAGTCCCCGCGTCTCACCCTGTTCGGTCCTGTGCCGTGCCGCTGGATCACGCAAGCCGGCAAGCGGGTTGTCGCCATTGCGCCATCCGGTTTGTGATCCAGCGGCCTGGGCAGACCTACTGCACCTCGCGCTGCAAGCGTCGAGCGCACACAGCCAGGCGTGATGCACAGAAGCGCTCGGGAAGGCAGGCCACTCAGTTGGTCTCGCCTGGTGATGTCTATGACCGCGACGGGTGGCGGTGCTATCTCTGCGATAGTCCGATAATCAGAACGGCAGTTGTGCCGCATCCTCTCTCTCCCACGGTGGACCATGTCGTGCCGCTTGCCCATGGCGGCGACCATTCGATGGCCAACGTTCGCGCGGCCCATTTCTTGTGTAACGCGCGTAGGGGGACTCGCGGCGGCGGAGAACAGCTGGCTTTGATCGGTTGACCCGAGGAGCTTACGGATGAGTCTTTCGCACATGATGACGACGATGCGCGCGGTGTGCCTGATCCGTGACGGACTTGTCGAGGTTGAGGCCGAGGAGCTGGCCGAGGACACAGGCCCCTTCGATGAGGTGCGCCGCAGCATTGACCGGCTCTTTACCGCGGCTCGGGCGCGTGCAGACCAGGAGTGGCGGGACGTAGGCCCTCGTGTCCCTAACGCCGAGCTGCTGGCGTCCACCTGCGAGACATTCATCAACGATGTGTTCTGGCTGCACGGCTTGGAACGACCTAAGCCCCCGGCCGGTTAGCGTTTCGTCCAGGTTCCGCAGTCGGACACCTTCAAGTACTCGCCGGCCTTGGCGGTGACGATGACCTGGCCCTGGCCGGGGCTCCACTCGTTGGCGATGGTCGAGTGGCCGGTGGCGTCGCGCTCCCGAGCCCAGAAGCAGTTGCGTCCGCCGGGCGCAACGAACGTGCCAGCTGCGACGTCGCGGCCGACCTCGTAGAACCCGTCGCCGAAGGTGATGCGCGGCGCGAGCGGCGCGGCCACAGTCGGCCCGGCGGTCTGCGACGCAGGCGGCAGGTATCGCGGGCTCGGGCTGCCGGCCGTGGTGGTGGGTGTCGGTGAGGCGCCGCGGCCGACGATTACGAGCCCGGCGAATACGCCGATGACGATCCCGACGCGCGCGAGCCATGGCAGACCGAAGAACCCTCGCGCTTTCGCGGGCACCACGGGCTCGGTGACCTGCGGGTCCTGTTGCTGCGTCATGGCCGCCAACCTCTCGTCCCTCAGCGCGTATTTCGCGGGCTGCGTCCGCTCCGTTACTGCATGTCAGAAGGAGGTGGTGGCTGTGGCTGGTCGTGGCCCTGCCCCGAAGGCTAGCCGTGCCCGGAAGCGTGACGAGCCGGAAACGACTGTGTTGGTCGCCGATGGTGACCTCCGCGGCCCGGATCTGCCGGCCGGGGTGCTCCCGGATGGTGCTGATTGGCATCCGCAGACCCGTGCGTTGTGGGATGCGTTGCGCCGTAACCCGCTGCTCGCCGACGAGCCCGATCTGGGTTGGCAGTTCCTCATCGACACAGCTCTGATGCATCACACGATGTGGGAGAAGGGTCGTTGGGAGTTCGCGTCGGAGGTTCGGCTGCGGGTCGCGAAGTATGGGGCGACCCCGGAGGACCGGCTGCGGTTGAAGGTGAAGATCGCGACCCCGGCTGATGCTGCTGCGCAGGATTCGACGACTCCTGCGTCGGCGACGGCTCGGCGCCGGAACTTGCACATCGCGGGCTGAGCGGTGCCGTGGCGCGGCCCAGACACTGGACCGTGAGAGCGGCATAACAGGCCGAGCATCGCCCGGAATCATAGGTCGGCACTCGTCCCCCGCCCACAGCGTTGGCACGTGAACCCTCGTGGTGGCAGATCCGTGCAGTGGCTGCAGTCGTAGTCAGGTGCCCGTAGGAGCGCGTCCGTGTCGACTCTGAGTGCTTTGGCTAGGGCGGTCAAATCGTCTACGTCAATGCGCCGTAGTCCTCTCTCCATCCTGTGGAGCCCTGTCGGTAGCAACGGCCGTCCGGCAGCCTCCATGCGGGTCGACAGCTGTTCGAAGCTGAGCTTCATCTGACGACGCAGACGACTCAGATTAGCTATGACCTGTTCGCTGGTCGGGCCCTGCGGAATGACCTTTGTTCCCATAACGGCTATACTAGCGGAATGGGCTGCCGGGTCGACCAGTGTGCGGCACCGGTTCGAGTCAAGGTTCATCAGCTCTGCGTTCGTCATTACAACCGGTGGCAGCGGCACGGTGACGCTGAGACCCTTCTCCATCGCCCCCGCACCGAGTCGACGTGTTCTGTCGTGGGCTGCGAGAAGAAGAACCACTCCCGCGGCCTCTGCCATCAGCACTACCGGCGCCAGCACCTCTACGGGGACCCGCTCGGGCGGTCGACGAAGTACGCATCGATCAACTGTCTTGAGTGCGGGATGCCGATTGAGGTACCGGCGGATCAAATCGGCTGGCCACCGCTGCACTGCTCTGACCGATGCCGATATCGGCGTCACAGCGTGCGGTACAACAGCCGTGGGTTCAGTCCCAGGAAGGTCGAGGGCGTACCCCGCGTCCAGGTGTTCGATCGTGACGCCTGGATCTGTGGCATCTGCCATCTGCCCGTCGATCCGACGCTGGTGTGGCCGAACGGCGGCATGGCCACCATCGACCACATCACGCCCGTCGTCGGCGGCGGCGCTCACACGTTGGCCAACGTCCGGCTGGCGCACCTGACCTGCAACACGCGCAGGAGGGACGACAACAGGTAGGAGGTGCGCCAATGTGGCGCGGACCTACCTTTCCCGGCGAGTTCCCCAGCCTGGGCGCACAGCTCGTCGAATGGATCGAGACCTACCTGGTCCACGGCCCCGGTGATGTGATGGGCGACCCGATCGTCCTGGACGACGAGTTCTACGAGTTCATCGTCCGCGCCTACCGCCTCGACCCCGACACCGGCCGGCGTGTGTACCGGCGGGCGTTCCTGTCCCGTGCGAAAGGCCGCGCGAAGTCGGAGCTCGCCGGGATGCTGGTGTGCGCCGAGGCGCTGGCCCCGGTGCGGTTCGCCGGATGGGACGCGTACGGGGAGCCGGTCGCGCGGCCGGTCAAGGCCCCCTTCATTCGCTGCCTGGCGACGGAGGAAGGCCAGAGCGGCAACACGTTCGACAACGTGTCCTCGATGATGGCCAACATCGTCGAAATCCACGGCGACACCTACCCCGGCATCGACTTCGGGCGGTCCGCCCAGACGAGCTCCCGGATCCTTCTACACGCACAGCGTGGGGAGGTGGTTCCGAGCACAGCGAGTGGCGCGTCCAAGGACGGCGGGAAAGAAACATTCGCTGTGTTCTAGATGGGTCGACGAAACCCATCTGTACATCCTCCCTGAGCTGCGGCGCATGCATGACACGGTGCGACGGAACCTGCGGAAGCGCCGCGAGGCGGACCCGTGGTGCTTGGAGACGTCGACGATGTACCGGCCCGGCGAGGAGTCGGTCGCGGAGAAAACCCACGGCTACCACCAGGCGATCGTCGAGGGCCGCGTCAAGGAGAAGGGTCTCCTGTTCGACCACCGCGAGGCTCCACCTGACATTGACTTGTCGGACCGGGAGTCGCTCCTGCGTGGCCTGAGGGCGGCGTACGGGCCTGCTGCGGAGTGGATGGACCTCGACGGGATCGTCTCCGAGATTTGGGATCCGCAGAACGATGTGTCGGACTCGCGCCGCTACTGGCTCAACCAGGTTGTTGCCGCATCGGATGCGTGGTTGGCGCCGTCGGAGTGGGGTCCGCTCGCGGATGCGACGAAGTCCATCGCTGATGGTGAGACGGTCACGCTCGGGTTCGACGGTTCGGTCCGGGAGGATTCCACCGCGCTGGTGATGTGCCGGGTCGAGGATGGGCACCTGGACTTGTTGGGGTGCTGGGAGAAGCCGGACGGCCCCGCTGGGGCTGGTTGGCAGGTTGACCGGGTCGCGGTCGACGCCGCGGTGCATGGCGCGTTTGAGCGGTTCACTGTGGTCGGTCTGTACGCGGACCCCCCGCATTTCCAGGACTACTGCGACCGGTGGATGGCGGAGTTCGGGCCGCGGTTGCGGGTGCGTGCGACGCAGCAACGCCCGATCGAGTGGTGGACGAACCGGCCGAAAGCGATGGTCGATGCCCTCGAGCGGTTCCACGAGGCGGTCGTGTCCGCGCACCTGTCCCACGACGGCGGCACTGTCCTGACCCGCCACATTCTGAACGCCAGGCGTCGGATCGGCCGCACCGGTTTGACGATCTCGAAGGAGTACCCAGGGTCGCCGCGCAAGATCGACTGTGCCATGGCGGCAGTCCTCGCCTACGAATGCCGCGCGGACGCGGTGACAGCGGGCTTTGCCCGACCCAAGAAGCGCCGCAGAGCGCAAGGATTCTGACGAGGGGGCACGCCCGTGGCGGAAGCCTCCGACCTTGAGCCGCTCGAGTGGCTGGCACGGTTGGGTCCGAAGCTCAGCGACCGCCAGGCTCTGATCGGCTACTGGCGGCGCTACTACGAGGGCGACCAGGATCTCCCGGCCGGCCCGAACCAGCACCACGAGGCCTACAGGCGGTTCCAGCGGCTTGCCCGGACGAACCTGTGCTATCTGTGCGCCGAGTCGCGGGTGCACCGCACCCAGGTCATCGGGTTCAGGGACTCCGACGGTCGCGACGACCAGGTGTGGCGGCTGTGGCAGGCCGCGAAGCTCGACGCCCGCCAGTTCGGGATCTGGCGTAAGGCCTACTCGCGGTCGGCCGCGTATGTGACGGTCGGCGTGGACCCGAAGGACTCGTCGAAGCCGCGGGTGACGATCGAGGGCCCCGAGAACGTCATCGTGGAGACCGATCCGGCCGACAACTCGCGCCGCCTCGCCGCGTTGCGGATGTGGCACGACCCGATTGTGCGGCGCTGGATGGCGACCCTGTACCTGCCGGGGGTGCGTTATCACTGGCGGTCCCGCGCTGAGGTCAAGGACGCCGACATGGGTGCGGGCCGGCTCAAGTTCAGTGCGGATGCGTGGGAGCTGCGCTCGGAGCCGGGTCGCAGCTTGCAGAACGTGCCGGTGGTGCCGTTTCTCAACGGTGACGAGGGTGACGAGCCGACGGCGGCGTTCGCCCGCGGTATCGACGTGCAGAACCGGCTGAACCTGACCCTTTTGAACCGGCTCACCGCGGAACGGTATGCGGCGTTCCGGCAGCGGTGGATCACGAACTATGAGACGGAGATCGACGAGGCCACCGGGCTCGCGATCGCCCCGTTCAAGCCTGGCACCGATCAGACGTGGACGTTGCCGCCTCCGGAGGCGGGTATGCCGGAGTCGAAGTTCGGTGACTTCCAGCAGACCGACACCAGTCAGATGCTGCGTGGCTGTGAGGCGGACATGCGTGCGTTCGCCGCGGTCACCCTGACCCCGGTGTACTACCTCCCCGGCGATCTGATCAACATTGGTGCGGACTCCATCGCAGCGTTGGATGCCGGGCACATCGCTGATGTGAAGCAGTCCGAGGCGGTGTGGGGTGAAGGCCTCGAAGAGGTTTTGCAGCTGATGGCTGATGTGGCCGGTCTGGATCGGGATCTGTCGCAGTCGGAGATCGTGTGGGCGCGTCCGGAGAACTTCCAGCCGGCTGTGGTCGCCGATTACGCCTCGAAGCTGAAGAGTGCTGGGGTGCCGCTGCCGATGGTGGTCGAGGAGATCGGGTGGACCCCGCAACGGGTCAACCAGTTGCGTTCGGAGCAGGCCGCGGAGGCGTTCATGGCCGCCGCGGTCGCACCGGAGCAGCCACAACGCCCCACCGCGCCTGCACCCCGGACTGAGCCTGTTCCGCAACCTGCAGGGGAGTAGCCGGTGGGGCTGGTAGAGCAGTCCCGGCTGGTGTCAGCGTTCGTGGCGTCGATGGCGAAGGTGCGGTCCCGTCTCACCCGCGTCCTCGACGACATGTTCACGTCCCCGAAGTCGTGGCGCGAAGCTGACGCCGCACGGTTCGTCGAACGTGCCGTCCCCGCGGTGCAGGGCGCGCAGCGAACAGCTGCATCCCTGACGGATGACTTCCTGTCGAGGATGATCGCCGATCAGACGGGGGAGCCGTACCGGCCGCACGGCGTCGACCAGAACAAGGTCACCGGTGCGGCACCGCGGAACGGCACACCACCGGAAGAGGTGTACCGACGCCCGTACGAAGAGGTGTGGTCCTCCCTCGCAGAGGACCGCCGCCGTGGTGAAGAGGTCGCACGGGTTCAGCAGGCACTCGAGCAGGCCGAAGCTCGCCAGTCGGCGCAGCAACGGAACGCCGCCTCCATCCAAGAGGCGTTGCGCCGGTTCGAAGAAGCCGGCAAGGCCCGCTCGAACCGTGAACAGCGCCCCACCCTCACCGACCCGACAACGGGACGGAAGGTAGCCCGACCCAACGACAAGCCCCTCACAGAGGCTGTCGGACGCGGGCAACGCCGAGCGAAACTGCTCGGGCTCACCGACGTCGAGCTCGCCGTCACACACACCGTGCGGGAACGTCTCGCCGACGAACCCCGCTACCGGTTCTACCGCCGCGTCCTCACCGGCATGGAGTCGTGCGGGCTGTGCGTTGTCGCATCAACGCAGCGGTACCGGAAACGGGACCTGCTCCCGATCCACCCGAACTGCGTACCTACGGGCACGTCTGTCCGGGCTCGGAACATTTCAGGCGCCACGCGCCGGTGGTATACCGGGGAACTCGCCGTTCTCACAACGGCCCGTGGCGATCACGTGTCCGTCACCCCGAATCACCCGGTACTGACCAAGCGCGGTTGGGTCCCAGCTGGCGCTGTTCGCGAAGGTGATTACCTGGTTCGCGCCGCCGGGTCCGAGCGGGTAGTTGGGCACAGCCCAGACGAAGGCTATGCACCAGCCCTCGCTGAGGATGTATGGCGTTCGCTCGCGGTGACGTTCGGGTTTGTCCAGGTGCCACTCGCCTCCGAGGATTTCCACGGCGACGGGGCCGACAGTGAAGTCGACGTTGTACGGGCCGATGGCTACTTCTCTGCGGTAGGGGATGTCCCGCTGCCGCAGGTTGCTCTCGAAGACCCGTTCCTGGCTGGACATGTCGGGCGGCTGCAGCTGCCTGGTTTTGGCGCTTCTGCAGCGCTCGTACCAGCTGGCGCTTCGGCCGCGCACAGCCTGGTGGGCAGCGGCGGTCTGACTGGCGCGTTGTTCGGGGGTCATCTGTGCGGCGCGCACCTGGCCGGCGTCGGATGGCCCTCGGCGGGTGACGCCGGCTTCGTTGAGCCATCGTGTGACGACATTGCGAGAGACCCCATGTCGGTGCGCGAGGACGTGCTCGGCGAGTCCGTTCTCGCGGTAGTCGATCCGGAGCTGTTCAGTCGAGTAACCGACGTCGGCAGGGTCGATTTTGCGGGTCATGTCTTCAACTTCCACACGAGGTTGGGAACATACGAAGCAAACAGTCACATCGTACACAATTGTGACTGCGCGATTGCGTTGATCCTCGGCGAGCAAGACCCGGGCCACATCATCAACAGCAAGCAGGTCGGGAAGGACGTCACCCCCACCGGGGAGTCGAAGTCCGGTGTCCCGATCTTCTCCGACAACCAGCTGGTTGACCTCGGGGAACTGTTGGATGCCGTGCACAAGGCGGTGCAGGACGAGTTCGGGTTCGCCGCGATGGATGCGCGTCGCCTCGACTACCGCAAGGTCATCACCGTGCACGAGCACGGTGAGCTCGGCCCCACCTTGACGGTGGCGCGGCACAAGTTCACGAAACGCCAGGTTGCACAGCGGGACTTCGCCGCTCCACCCGGCAGCTTCAGCGATCGCTGAACACCCCTAGAGACCTCTCGCGCCTTTGCGCGGGGAGCGCTACGTCCGCGCTTGCAAAGGACGGAATGCCGACGGGCTTACGGAGCACCACATGAGCGACGACCAAGACAGCGCAGCGGACGGCCTCGACATCACCGATGACGATGCCGCGAAGCTGCTCGACGACGCCACCCCCGACAAGGGGGCAGCAGCCACGTTCTCGCAGGCCGACGTCGAACGAATCGTGTCCGACCGGCTCAGCAGGGAACGGAAGAAGTACGCCGACTACGGCGACCTCAAGAAGCAGGCAGCGGCGGCGAAGACCGTTGAGCAGCAGCTCGAAGAGGTCCGCGCGCAGATCGGTGAACGCGACAAGCGCGACACCGAACGCAACGGGCGCCTCGCCCTGTCGCAGCTCAACACGCGCCTCGCCGAGGCCGGCATCAAACGCGACGACGTCGCAGGCCTGATCAAGCGGATCTCCCCGACCGACTTGCTCGCCGAGGGCGAACCCAACGACGAGGCCATCGGTGAACTCGCCGATTCCCTCGTGAAGATCGCGGGCCGCGCCACACCGGACCCCGACCAGGGGCAAAAGGGCGGCAAGGCACCGCTCGACATGAACCAGCTGATCCGGCGCGCTGCCGGAGTCACGAGCTAAGCAGCCCGGCGGCACGGCCCCTGCCTGCTGCGCATCAACTCACCAGGAGGACCCGTGCCGTTCAACAGTCTTACGTCCCGCGCCGATGCGGAGGCGCTGATCCCCGAGGAAGTCTCTCGGATCATGCTGGGCAAGGCCACCGAGGGATCGGCTGTCCTGTCCCAGTTCCGCCGCATCCCCGTGTCCCGCAACCAGGTGCGCTTCCCGATCATGTCGGCGCTGCCCATCTCGTACTGGGTTACCGGCGACACCGGCCTGAAGCAGACCACCGAGATGGCGTGGGACAACAAGTTTCTCAACATCGAGGAGATCGCCACGATCCTCCCCGTCCCGGAGAACGTCGCCGCGGACATGGAGGTCAACATCTGGGACAACGCCGAGCCGTACATCGTGGAGTCGTTCTACCGTGCGCTGGATTCGGCCGTGTTCTTCGGCATCAACGCCCCGGCGAGCTTCCCCACGAATGTCCTCGCGGCGTGTGTCGCGGCGAGCAACACCGTCACGGAGGCCACCGCCACCGCCGCACAGGGCGGCTACTTCGGCGACGTCGACAACCTGATCTCTGCAGTTGAGGAGGACGGGTTCGACGTTTCCGGGTTCATCGCGTCCCGGGCGGTCCGCCGCAAGTTCCGGGCGGCACGCAACGTGCAGGGTGACCACACCGACGTCGGTCGCCTTTCCGGTGACCTGACGAGCCTGGACGGATCCCCGATCTCGTACCCGATGCGCGGCCTGTGGTCCACCTCCGGTGGCGGTGGGTCGAACGTGCGCATGTTCGCGGGCGACTGGGCATCCCAGTTCGTGGTGGGTGTCCGCGAGGACATCAGCTTCAAGATCCTCGACCAGGCCGTGATCCAGGACAACACCGGTGCGATCGTGTATAACCTCGCGCAGCAAGACATGATCGCCATGCGCGTGAAGTTCCGTGTCGGCTGGCAGGTCGCGAACACCATCAACAACGACAACACCAACGCCGGCACGCGGTACCCCGCAGCCGCGCTGGTCTTCTGAGGTTGACGGACATGGCAGACGAGAAGCTGTTCATCGACCCGAAGGACGCCCTCGAGCACGGCTACTGGGGGCACAGCCGCCAGACCGACGAGGACCGGGCCGCATCAACGATGGCCGGCCAGTCCGGCGTCGGTACTGCCGACGAGCCCGTCGCAGAGAAGCCGGCTGTGAAGCCGCGCGCCACAAAGGAGACCGCGAAGTGAGTGCCCCTCTGGTCCGCACCATCGAAGCGGATGTCCCTGCAGTCGGAACGGCCGGCAACGACGACGACACCATCGTCGGTCAGGCCCCGTTCGCGTGCACCGTCACCGCCGTGGAGTACGTCCCGGAGGCCGCGATCACCGGTGCTGCGACGAACAACCGCACCGTCTCCCTGATCAACAAGGGTCAGGCCGGTTCCGGCACCGCGGTGGTGGCGTCGCTGAACTTCGCATCCGGTATCGACGCGACGGCGGCGAACGAGAAGGCGATCACCCTGTCGGTCACCGCGGCCGATCTGGTGCTCGCTGCAGGGGACACGCTGCTGTGGCGTTCCCTGCACATCCTCACCGGCATCACCGACCCGGGTGGTCTCGTCCGGATCACGCTCAGCCGCACCTGATTCCCATTCTGGGCTCGACGTCTGAGGAGGGTTCGTGGCGATCTACGCGACTGTCTCGGACGTCGAGCTCGAATGGGGACATCCCGTCACGGACGCCACAGCCGGGAATGTTGCGTGGCTGATCGACAAGGCGGAGATGCTGATCCTGGCATCTGTGCCGGGTCTCCCAGCCCGCATCACCGCTGGCCGTGCCAGTGTCGGCCAGGTCGCTCACGTGGCTGCGGCGATGGTGGTGCGGGTTCTGCGGAACCCTGAAGGGAAGCAGGCCGAAACCGCTGGTGACTACTCGTACCAGCTGGCTTCAAGCTCGGGAGTAACCGCAGGACACATGTTCCTGTCGACCCCCGAGCGGAACCTCCTTCGCGGCCGGGCGGGTGCGGGTTCGTTGCAGCTCGTTGATGATGCGCGGGAGTTCCCGCTGCGCCGCCCCCCGTTCGTTCAAGGGTGCGGGGAGTGGACGGTCCTCGCGACCGGTGAAGCTCCGTGAGTCTCCTCGATGGCCCCGAAACGATCACCGTGTATGTCGAGGAAACCTACGAGGACTCCTACGGGGACACGAAGACCCGCCCATCCGAGACGGGCGTGGTCATCACCGGCTGCATCGTGCAGCCGATGTCGACGCTGCGCCTGTTCCCGCCCCTGGACGGCACCCAGCAGCAGCGCGTGTATGCGACGTGGCGGCTGATGGCGAAGACCGCACCTCTCGGGGTGTGGGCACGCGTGGAGTGGCGCGGGATCCGCATGTCCATCCGCTCCGGGCCGGAGTATCGGCCGTACTCGGCGGCGACGAACCATGTGTCGGCGTTGCTCGAGGAGGAACGCTGATGGCGATCGTCTACGCGGACTGCAACTCCACGGTCGCGCACTTGACCGGGGTCATCGCCGCCGTGCACGAAGCAGCGGTCGAGGGCGGGGCGGCGGCGGAGGCGATCCTGCGGTCGCACTTCGAAACTGGGGCCTCACAGATTGAGGTCACTCAGGGCAGTGTGGACTCGTTCGTGTCGCTGGTCGACGACGCGGCGGTGTCGATCGAGTTCGGCCGTACAGGTGCCCGCGGCAAGGGCACCTCGCAGGGTGTGTTCGCTGTGACTGGCGCGTTCGGGATCATCAAGGGTGGCTGGGGTCGGTGACCCGCTTCGCTGTCGACCCCGCTGATGTCATCGTGGGGATCCTCCGCCTAGCCCTGCCCGACGTCACGATCCGCGCGTCCATCCCCGATGGTGTGCCCGAACTGGTGCCGTTGGTCGTGGTGCGCCGCACCGGCGGCTCCAGTCTCGTCCCAGAGTTTTGGGACCAGCCGATCACGAACGTGCAGAACTGGGCAGCACACGACGGCGACATCGACGCCTCCCGCGCCGCATCCGACCTGGCAGACCAGATCCGGCGAGCCCTGTGGACGGCGTGGCGGCAGCAGACCGTTGTCGCGGCCGGTCACATCGCTGGGATCCGCGAGTTCCTCGGCCCTATGGAAGCCATCGACCCCGACCTGCCGCACCTGGGTAGGTACACGGCCACCTACGAGCTCCTGGTCCGCCCCGTAGCTGCCTGAGCGCACCTCGTTCCCACGGTCCCACTCCCGGGGCACGTGGCTCTTTGTCGTGCCCTGAAGCCCCGCCTGGGGCGCACCGAAAGGAAGCCCCAAATTGGCACTCTCCGATGCCGCGGTCCTGATTCCAGGAACGGGCTACATGTACCTGGCGCCGGCCGAAACCGCGCAGCCTGCCTCGCTGACATCACCGGCGTCGCCGTGGGAGAACCTTGGCCACACCTCCCGCGATGACGGTCTGACGATCACCCGTGACGGTGGTGACTCCGAGGTTCTGGGTACGTGGCAGAACCCGGCACTGCGCGAGCGTCGCGACCCCACCACCTTCGCGATCACCGCGTTCCTGCACCAGGTCGACAACACCGTCCTGGAGTTGTACTTCGGTGCGGGGGATGTCAGTGAGGTCGGCGAGTTCGGTGTCACCTCCACCACCGGCACCACCGCGAAGGCGCTGTTCGTGCGCATCGTGGACGGCGCCGACCAGGTCGGTCTCTACATCCCGCGCGTCAGCATCGCCGCAGAAGACGACGTCGAGGTTGATGTCGAGAACTTCCTCGCCTTCCCGATCCGGGCCACCGTGCTGCAGGTGTCGGGTAGCAACCTGATGACCTTCCTCGGGGACGAGCTCGGCGCCTAGTCGACTGGCCGGCTCGCGTTTCTCCCGGACCGCGAGCCGGCCAGTCACCTAGCAAACCTGTCCGGGAGAAGTCCGGGAGAACAACGTGCCAGAAAAGACCATTGACCCTGTCGTGGACGCGATCGACGAGGAGGCGAACCCGCCGGAGTACCCGGCCGGGTCGCCCCTGCTGCACACGATCGCGGAGATCCGCCCGCGGTCCCGCCGAGCCCAGTTCAAGCGGCTCCTCGCCGACTTCCTGGAGAAGCAGGCCGCGGTGAACCTCCTCGGTCTCGCCACCGACACCGAAGACATGGAACAAGCGGCGAAGGTCCGGTCGTGGGCCGAAATGGACGAGTTGTACCAGCAGATGGCGGAGCTGATGGAGCTCGCCGCGAAGAACCCCACCCACTGTGTGGAGTGGACCGACAACGCCACCGACGAAGCACTGCTGGCCGTGTTTCAGGTGTTCATGAGGCGAGCACAGCCGGGGGAAGCGCCCAGCTCGACGAGCTGATCGCAACGCACGGCACGGCGCTCATCTCCGACTTCCAGGCGTACTACCAGCTTGACCTGCTGGACGTGTACCGCTCAGGAACTGAGCTGACGCCGCGCCGCGCGTTGTGGTTCGTCGAGCACCTCCCACCGCAGGCCGCGTTCCGCGCATCACTGCAGGGCGGTCCCGAGTTCCGCGGTTGGGATCACCAGACGTACCTGTTCGCGGCCGCCGTGAACCTGCTCAACGCGGCGAACCGGCAGCGCGCCGGGAAGAAGACCCGCACACCGCTGGTAAAGCCGCCGACAACGAAAACGAAGGTCCGCCGCATGTCAGTCGCGGGGATCGTCGCACGACAGAAACGGCTCGAAACGAACAACTGAAACCGGGCCGGGGGTGCTTCTGTGAGCTCCCCCGAAGTCGGCCGGGTCAGCGTCCGCGTCATGCCGGACACGGGCCAGTTCCGGTCCGAGCTCGCGCGGGACCTGCGGGGGATCGAAGAGACTCTCAAGCTCGAAATCCCTGTCACGTTCGACATCGACCAGGGTGAGCTGCGGGCACAGCTTGGGGCGATCCGCGAAACCCTCACGGTCCAGGTCGAACTTGACTTGGACCCGACACAGCTCGCCGCGCAGCTCGCCGCGCTGGGGGCGACAAGGCTCGCCATCCCGGTGGATCTCGAACCGAATATCGCGGCGCTGCGGGCACGGCTGGCGACGATCGGGTCAGTCTCCATCCCGGTCGACTTCGACGCAGCCGCGGCGATCGCGCGACTCCGCACCGAGCTGGCGTCGCTGGTCGGCCGCTCGATCGACATGCGCGTCAACGTCGCCGGTGTCGCACTCGCCCTTGCGGAACTGACGGCGCTCGAAACGATCGTGGACCGTCTCGACGGGCGCACCATCCGTATCGATGTTGACGTTGACAGTGCTGGCGCGCTAGCCCAAATCGCAGCGATCGAGGCCGCGCTACTCGCACTGCGCGGTTCGATCGGTTCGATCGGCGGCGGCCTCGGCGGGGGGGCAGGCGGCCTCGGCGGCTCGATGGCGGGCATCGTCACCTCACTGGCCCAGGCTTCCGCGCTGGCCGCCGCCCTCGCGGTCGCCGGTGCCGCTGTTGCGGCTGCCTGGGGTGTGGTGTCAACGGCGATCGCGGCGATCCCGGTCGCACTGTCAACGTTGGCTGTGCCGATCGCGGCGATCGCCCTCGGGATGGACGGCATCAAAGCCGCCGCGCAGACCCTGAAGCCGGAGTTCGACAAGCTCAAGCAAACGGTCTCCGATGTCTTCGAGACCGGGTTCACACGGGCCTTCAACACCGTCCGCGGCCTGTTCACCAGCGTGCTGACGCCCGGGTTCACACTCGTCGCGAACAGCATCAACGGCATCGTCCAGGCCCTCGCGGTCATGGTCGCGTCGGCTGACGGGGTCACGCTGCTCAAACATCTTCAACGGTGTCGGTGTCGCGATCAACAACATGAAGCCCGGCATCCTCGACATCGCCGACTCCATTCTGATCCTCGCCGGGCGGGCGTCTGCGTTCCAGGCGCTCGAGGAAGCAGTCAACCGTTTCGGTGCGGCGTTCCGCCGCGAGCTGATCGACAACATTGACAGCGGCGCTCTGGACGCGGCGTTCCAGGGGCTCGGGGACACCCTTGGCGAGCTCGGCGAGGCGTTCGCAGGGCTGGTCCACAACGGGATCGAGCTGTTCGCCGCCGCAGCACCGGGGATCAACCAGGCGCTCGACGCGATCACCGGGTTCTTCGCCCGGTTCGACTGGACAGCGCTGGGCGCTGCGGTCGGGAACGTGTTCTCCGGGCTTGCGGAGACACTCGAAGGCGTCCCGGTTGGGACGATCGATCAGATCGAGGGTGCGTTCGGGCGTCTCGGGGACCTGTTCAAGAACCAGCAGTTCCAGGCTGACCTGCAGAACATGATCGCTGGTATCCCGGCTGCGATCGACACCATCGGCGCCCTGACCTCAACGTTCGCGGGGATCGGGAGCTTCATCTCGTCCGGGCTGCAGCAGCTTTCGGACTTCGCTGGGGAGTTCGACTCCTTCGTCCAGGGCACGAAGAAGAGCGCCGAGGACTTCAGTAAGAACATTCCGCAGTTCCTGAAGGACGGCGCGGCGGGGATCGACCAGTTCCTGGACGACACCCTTCGGGACCTGCTGGGGCAAACCCAGGCTGAGTACGACGCCATGTTCAACTCGATCGACACCACCATCGGTGGCGGGACCCAGAAGAACGCCGACACGTTGTTCACCGGGATGAGTTCGTTGGTGGACCGGGGTGCGGAACGGCTCCAGGCCGGCGCTGGTGAGCTCACCGCGGCGGCTGGGGACCTGACCAAGGGAATTCCGCCCGCCGCGACAGCCGGGCTGGCGCCGCTCGCGCCGGCTGTCACGGCCGCTCTGTCCCCTGCCGCGGTCGCGTTGGCTCAGGGTCTCGAGCAGATGCCGCCGATCGTTCAGCAGTCGTTCATTGGGCTGTCGGCGCACGCCGCCACGGGGATGGCCGCTCTGGCCGCGGCGATCTCCGCGAGCGGTGCAGGTGTGGGTGCGGCCCTGTCAACCGCACTGTTCGGCCTGCAGACGGTGACGCAGACTGCGTTCCAGGGGATCGTGACGCAGGCGTCGATCGGCATGTCCCAGATGGGGCAGGCCGTGTCGTCGGGCTCCACTGTGCTGACGACGTCGCTGACCGCAGCTCTGGCCACCCTGCCCGCGCTGGTGCAGACCGCGTTCGCCGGGCTCATGCAGTACGCCACCGCCGGCATGGGTCAGATGGCGTTGGGGATCGCCTCGGGGGTGCCGCTGATCCAGGCTGCGATCACCGCGGCGTTCGCGACGCTGCCCGCTCTGGTGCAGACCGCATTCGCAGGGTTGATGGCGTACACCACCGCCGGGATGGGGCAGCTCGCCCTCGGTGTGGCCACCGGTGCTGTGCTCATCCAGACCGCGCTCACCGCCGGCCTCGCAACCCTGGGCCCGATCATCACAACAGCGTTCATCGGCTTGGCCGTGTACGCGACGAACGGGATGTTGCAGATCCAGACAGCGGTCACCCTCGGTGCCGTCGCGATCGGCGTCGCGATGGCGGAAGGTTTGGCCACGCTGGGCCCGATCGTGCAGATCGGGTTCCTGGGATTGTCGGTTGCTGCCACGGCGGGGATGGAGCAGATCGCGCTCGCGGTGACGACCGGCATGGTCCTCATCCAGACCGCGCTGTCGACGGGGCTGCTCACACTCGGAACGACCGTGCAGACCGGGTTCGCCGGGCTGGGCGTGTTTGCCACGACCGGTATGGCCACCCTCGTTGAGGCCGTCCGGGTGGGCATGGCCGCCGTTGACACAGCGTTCCTCGACGGCTGGCTGGCGGTCCAGGACAGGTTCTTCACGTTCCAGACGGTCGCCATAGCGGCGTTCCAAGTGATGTTCGGCCTGTTGGCCACCTATGCCACCACCGGCATGGCAGAGGTCACCGCCGCAGTCCAGGCGGGGCTGCAGATTTTGGCGAACACGTTCGATGCGACGTGGCAGCTGATCGTCACCGAGGCCACCACGTACTTCGCGACGCTGGTCACGGTCATCACGACTGCGATGGCCGAGGCCCTCGTCGCGGTGCAGACCGGCACGGACGCGATGACGCTCGCGATCACCACGTTCGGCACGGTGATCGTCGACGTCATCACTCAGGCGATGGCGCAGTTCACCGCTGCGATCACAGCTGGGATGGCCACCGCGAACGCTGAGGTAGCTGCCGGGGTTGCGGCGATGATCGCGACCCTTGAGGGTGCGGTTGGGGCGTTCTTCGCGGCCGGCTCCAACATGGGCGCGGCACTCGCTGACGGTCTGCGTAGCCAGGCAGGCAACGTTGCGGCGGCGGCTGCGGAGCTCGCCAACGCGGCTGCGGCTGCGGTCGCTGCCGCAGCTCAGATCAACTCGCCGTCGCGGGTGTTCCTGAAGTTGGGCTCGTTCATGGGCGAAGGCCTGGAGCTCGGCCTGGGATCGGCCGAGCACGGGCTACTCGCGATCGCCCGCAACATTGTGTCGGCGATGAGCACCGTGTTCAACGGGTTCGACGCGGGCGCGTTGAACATCTCAGACAATATCGGCCGGTTCGGCTCGCACGTTGAGGGCCGTGTCCGTGCCTCCATCGCCGACGTCGACTCCTCGGTCACTGGCAGTGGGTCGATTGATTCGCAGTTGGTGCAGAACTTCAACATGGCGCCCGGTATTTCGGTGGGCGAGTTCTGTGACGAGGTCACGTTCCGGACGAGGCGTGCTAGGCGTGGGGGTGTGTATGCCCGCTGACCTGAGCTACGACCTGGACGGGTTCCTGTTCGGGGTGGGTTCGGATTTCCATGTGAATGACCTCGATATGGGTGAGGTGGAGATCCGGAACAATGATGCGGCGATGCCGCGTCAGGATGGGATCCGGTTCGGCCGCGATACTCGTGGCGGCAGGACGCTCACGTTCGTCGACGTGTTGGTGATGACCAGCAACGGTACGGATGTGTCGGCGCAGGATGCGTTCGCCCGGTTCACGAGTGCGTGGCGGGCGAACCTGGTGCGGTCCACACCGGGTGCGGTGTCGATCCTGAAACTGACCCGGGGTGGCCGGACCAGGCGCGTGTACGGCCGGCCCAGACGGTTCGCCCCGGCTAGTGAGCGGAACCGTTTCGGCTGGTTCTCCGCGGATGCGGACTTCCAGTGCGTCGACGACCTGTTCTACAGCGACGCCGAGCTCACCACCAGCATCGGGATGACGGTGCCGTCGGTGGGTGGTCTGGTGGGTCCGCTGATCGGCCCGATCGACGCCGAGTCCGCTGGGTCGGGTGTGGAGTCGCTGTTTGTGGGTGGGACGGAGCCGGCGTGGGTGTCGGTGCAGATCCACGGCCCGATCATCGACCCGTCGGTTGAGGTTGAGGGTCAGTGGTCGTTCAAGCTCGCCGGGGTCACGTTGGCATCCGATGAGTGGGTGCTGGTTGATCCGTCGCCGTGGAATCGGACGGTGCAACGCTCCAACGGGGCGAACATGGGCGGCTATTTCACCCAAGCGTCGCAGCGCCTGTCGGATATGCGGATCGCCCCCGGCCCGACACAAATCATTCTGCGGGGCACGGACCCGACGAACACCGCCTATGCGCAGAGCTACGTCAGGGAAGCCTACGCGTCTTACTAGAACTCTTGAGGAGACACGGTGGCCTTATCGAACCCTTGGTATATAGATGCCGAGGCCCGGCATTTGCCGAACACGATCCGCCTGCTGTCGTACATGGCGTCGGAGGGCAAGGAAGGTGTCGGCGCCGAAGGGCATCTGGCGGTGACGGATCTGGACACGCCGGGTGCGTCGATCAACGTGGCCCCGGGTTCGTACGCGATCGTCGCGAAGCACACCGGTGGCAGCTTCGAGTCGTATGTGGGGAAGGTCGCGATCCAGGAGACCGTGTCCGTCAACCCCACTTCCTCCGGCGGGCCGCGCACCGACTTGGTGATTCTGCGGGTGGAGAACCCGTACGTTGTCGGGTCGGGGTCGTGGGCGCAGCCTCCGGACCCGCTGAACGGGCCGTACGCGTACGTGCGTGTCATCGAAGGGGTTCCGGCTAACACCAACAGTGTGCAGGCCGTGAACGCCACCTGGTCCGCCATCACCCTCGCCAGGATCACACGCCCGTCGAGCACGGGAATCGTGTCGCAGTCCCACATCACCGACCTCCGCAGCCTGGCGAAGCTCGGTGGGGAACGGGTCATCATCATCGACGACCCGCCCGTTGACCCGCCGCCGATCACACAAGCGTTCTTCCTCGACGCGAAGAACTTCAGCGGGTCAGAGCAGACGATGGGCCCCTCAACGGGGTCGTACACGCATTTCCCGACGCAGGCGGACTGGCAGGTCCCAGTCCCGTCGTGGGCGTGTGGTGTGGATGTCATGTTCCAGGTCAACAACCTCAGGTTGGAGACCGCGGGCGCGTTGGGCAACTACCGCATCAACATCGACAACGGGACGGTGCTGACCCCTGCGACTGGGTTCGACCTGTCGCACAACCGGCCCATCAACGGCTGGGAACGCCACCCCCTCTTCGTCGCCGCCACAGTCCTTCTACCTGCGAGTTTGCGCGGGAAGATGATCCGTTTCAAGGCGGAAATGCAGATCACCGTCAACGACGGCGGCACCCTCAAATGGGTCTCCGGCTGCTCCATGAGCATGTGGGCCGTCTTCAAGCAGTTCCCGATCACAGGCTGAGAAGGAGCTGCTGTGACTACCTCGTTCAACGCCACCAAGCACAAGATCGGTGCGCTAGTCGAAGCAGCCGCAACAGGTGGATACCCGGAGATCGGGCTGTACCTGATGCGCACCAGCGAAGCCGACGCCACACTCGCCGACCGCGACACCCTCGCCGACATCTGGGCCGCCGCCGGCTCGGTCAACCTCGAAGCGAACTTCACGAACTACGTGGTGAAGCTCCTCGCCGCACCCACCGTCACCGTCGACGACGTCAACAACCGTGTCCTCCTCGGCGGTGCCGCGGTCGGGGTCGGGTTGGCGATCACCTACACCGCAGCCGGTGGCGCCACGAACAACACGCTGGTCAAGGCGTTGTGGTGCTACATCCCCACCTCCGGCGCTGCGACGTCGCTGATCTTGCCGTTGATGGCGACCAACGTGTCCGCGTCCACCGACGGCAACGACCTCGTGCTCACGCTCAACACCGACGGGTTCGCCCGAGTCCTCTAAGGAGCCCCCGTCGTGCTGCACCACGCCACACCGGAAGACATCGCCCACGTCAACGACATGTCGAAGGTGGAGGTGGCGCAGTTCGCGCGCTGCCACGACCTCGCCGTGTGGGAAGGCCGGGCGACCGTCGCCAAGTACTGGGGCGACGACACCTCCGGTACCCCGTACGAGGTCATCGAGTCCGAACCGAACCTGCTGCTCACCGCGGGGATCACGCTGCTGTGGAACCTCCTCACCGGTGCTGGCGGGACAGCGTTCAACGGCTCCAACGCCCGCATCGCAGTTGGTGACAACAACGCTGTGGCGACCGCCGGGCAGACCGATCTGCAGGCGGTGACGAACAAGATCCGGCAGGTCGTCGACTCCACCCCGATCGTCAGCACGAACACGGCGACGTTCGTGGCGACGTTCGCGACCGGCTCAGGGAACTTCGCCGGTGGCTGGCAGGAGATGGGTGTCGCGAACACCGCATCCGGTGCGACCCTGCTGAACCGGCTGGTCCAGAACTTTGGTGTGAAGACCTCGGCCGTGGCCTGGGTCGCGACCATGGTTCTGACCCTGAACTGATCCCGCTCGTCTTGAACCCCAGTATGTCGACGATCTAGCGGGGGGCAGGGCGTGGCACCGACCGACGTTCCGAACCTCCACACCTGGTACCGCGCCGACAGCATCGCCCAGGCCGACAACACCGCGGTAACCAGCTGGACGGACTCGTCCGGCGGCGGGTTCACGATGTCGCAGGTCAACGCGCTGAAGCAGCCGACACTGCAGACGGCGGAGATCAACGGGCTGCCGATCGTCAGGTTCGACGGCACCGCCGACGGGCTGGCCTCGTCCGCGCCCGGTAACGGCGTGAACCAAACCGTCATTGCGGTCGCTCGAGCCTCGAACGTGACGGGTATCCGCACGATCCGCGGCGGCCAACTGCAGGTCACGTGCAACGGCGGCATCCCTACCGCCTACAGCAACAGCGTCAACCTGCTCGGAGCTTCGACCGGCGGTTCGATCGGCACCACCAACTTCGTCATTCTGACGTTCACATTCAACGACACCACGGGTGCGTGGGCCTGGTTCAGGAACGGCACCGCCGACGGGTCGGGCACGAACACGACCGTTTCGCTGACCGGCACGGCTTTGCAGGCCATCAGTGGGTCTGATTCGACGGTCAGCCAGGAGTACTGGCAAGGCGATATTGCCGAGGTCATCTCCTACACGCGGGTCATCACCGCCGGTGAACGCTCCAACGTCCACAGCTACCTGCAAGAGAAGTACGGCATCACCGTCTCGGACTACGTGCCGACCAGCGTGCCGAAGAACGCTGCGGACTCGGCTACCCGCACCGAAACGTTCAGCGTCACGGCCCGGTCCACGGCGAACGACTCTGGCATCCAGACCGACACTGCGTCGGTCGCGGTCAAGGTGTCCGGCGCGGATTCCGGCATCGGCACCAACACTGCGAGCGTCGGCGTCGTTGTCCCGGTCGACGCCGGGGACGTCACGGTCGAGGGCTTGCCGATCACGGTCCACCACGTCGTCAACCTCGGCGTCGGGGACATCACGGTTGATGGGCCGGCACCGAACCTCGCGCACCACGCACCGTTGGACATCGGTGATGTCACGGTCGACGGGTTGCCGGTCGAGTTCCTCGGCCGCCTCGACCTGGGCGAGGTCGAGGTTCAGGGCCTGCCGATTCAGGTGTCGTACGGCTCCACCGGCCCTGGCGGTCAGGGCGGGGTTGTTGCGGTACCGCCCGCTGTCCCGTCCCGCTTCCTTGTCCAAAGCATTTTGGATGGCCGGTTCTTGTCGTGGGACCTCGAGCTGTCGGATCCGCAGGTGGCGTTGGTGCTGTCGGGGCCGACGTCGATCACTGGCGTGCTCAAGCCGGAGGATCCCGAAACCAGGAAGCTGCTGCTGGGTGGCGGGTTTGAGCCGTGGGCGTGCTGGATTCACCACGAAATCGAGGGCGAGATCCGCGCGTCGGGGATCCTGCAGCCCTACCAGATCGACGGCGAAACCCTCTCCGTCGAGGCCGCCGGTGTGTCCGCCTACGCGCACGGCATCCCGTGGCTTGCGGAGCTGTCGGCGATCCAGATTGATCCGGCGAACGTGGTCCGGGCGATTTGGGCGCACCTGCAGTCGTACCCCGACGGGCAGTTGGGTGTGACGGTGACGGGGACAACACCGGTGCGGATCGGTACCCCGGCGATGACGGTGCCGAAGACGGACCCCGAAACGGGAGCCCCGGTGTTGGACGACAACGGCAACCAGATCCTTGAGGATGTTGAGGCGAAGCCGTACGAGCTGATGTTCTGGGAAGGCACCGACTGCGGCTCCGAAATCGACTCCCTGGCTGGTGAGGCACCGTTTGACTACATCGAACGGTGCGCCTGGAACGACGCCCGCACGACGGTGACGCACTGGATCGAGATCGGGTATCCGCGGATCGGGCAGCGTTGCATCGGCGCGGGTGCGCCACGGTTCGCTTCGGGGGAGAACATCCTCAACGCGGTCCCCGCGGAGGAAACCGACGACCTGTACGCCAGCCAAGTGGTGGTGTTCGGTAAGGGTGAGGGTCGGGACACCACGAAGGGCTACGCCGGCCGACCCCTGAACCGGCGTTTGCGTCGGGTGGCGATTGTGCAGGACAAGACGATCCCCACCCCCGAACGCGCCACCGCCGCCGCCGGGAGCGAACTCGAACGCCGCCAAGCCCTCATCGACGTCACTGATCTTGAGGTGGACGCCCGCCACCCGAACGCTGTGTTCGGGTCGTATCAGGTGGGGGATGACGTCCTCGTCGACGTCGAGGTCGACTGGATCGGCCGGCTACGCCAGTACGAACGGATCCTGTCCATCACCTACGCACCCGACCTCGAGTCGGTTCGCCTAGAGCTGCGCCGGTCTGAGGCGTTCCGGTACGGGGAGGGGGCCTGATGCCACGACGCCCACTCATCCCCACCCCCGAGCTCCGCCGGGTCGTCGGGGACCTCCTCGAACTGCAAAACCGTGTCGGCCGCATGGAACGCGGCGGCCGCGCAACCCAGCTCGGGCACTCCAGCATCGACGGCGGTTACCTCACCATTCGTGACGCCGACGGCCTACCGCGTGGCTACATCGGTAACCAACCCGACGGCACCACCGGTGTGCGTGCCGTCAACGGGCCGCCACCGTCACGCCCGAACACTCCGGACGGTATCCCGATCCAGGGCGGAGTTCGGTGGGAGTGGAACGGCGAGTTCGTCGAACCACGGCCGGGGGACTTCCTCAACGCGCACCTGTACGTGTCCGGTGCGGGGGCGGACTTCATCTCCGGGCCGTCGAACCTGGTGCACGCGTTCTCTGAGCCTGGTTCGTTCCCGACTACCGGTCTCGGCACGGCCCCAGTGTGGGCGCGCATCGTCGCTTACAACACGTCGGGGGAGCCGTCGGAGCCGTCGTTCACGGTAGGCCCGATCACGCCGTTGGAAGTGGTGGCTGACGACATCGTTGACGGCATCGTCACAACGGTGAAGATCGCCGCGGGGGCGGTCACCGAAGCTGTGATCGCCGCGTCGGCGGTGACGGTCACGAAGATCGCCGACGATGCCATCACCAGCCCGCAGATCATCGCTGGTGGGATTCAGGCGGTCAACCTCGCCGTCGACTCAGTGTCCGCAGGCAAGATCGCTGCTGATGCTGTCACCGCGCGCGAAATCCTCGCCCTGACCATCACGGCGGCGGAGATCGCCGCCAACGCCATCACCGCCACCCACATCACCGCTGGCTCCGTCACAGCGTCCAAGCTCGAATCCGTGCTGGTGTTGACCAACCGGGTCGTCGTCGGAGCAGCCGCGGGTGACCGGGTGGAGATCAACGCCACCTCCGGGATCGAACAGTGGCTCTCCGGTGCCCGAACGCTGCACATCCCGCCCAACGGGTCCGCATCGTTCACCGGGAAGGTCACCTCCGGCGCAGGTGTCGGTGTCGGCTCCACGATTGTCATCGACCCGGTACTGATCGAGCAGTCGTTCTACCCGAACAACACCACGAAGCGGTTCCGGTTCCAGGCCGGGATGGGCGCGGTCGTCGGCGGAGGATCGGGCCCGATCCTCGACATAGAGGCCGTCAACGCCTCCGGCCTAGAGCGCGGCGCGTTTATCCACATGGAGTCCGTCACGGACACCACGGGGGTTCTGTGGATCGGTTTCACCGGGGCCAGCAGCTTGCAGGGCGGCCGGCTACAGATGGAGCAGGGCGGCCGGGTTGTCCTTGCCGTCAACTCCACGAACATCCTCGACATGGGCGCCGGGTCCACCGACATCACGACCGCTAACCAGCCGATCAACATCCGCTCCAACGGCGCCCAAATCAACATCGACACCGCGGGGAACCAACTTCTCATCGGGTCCAGCGCCAGCAACTACCTGGTGATCGATAACGGGAACGTGGCGCTTGTCGAGAACGGCGGGCTGAAGGCGTTCATCATCGACCACCCCGTTGACGCGGCGCGTCGTCTGGTGCATGTGTGCACGGAGACCCCGAACGCGATGGTGGAGTACGTCGGCACGGCGACACTGAAGGACGGTGTCGCCGTGGTTGGTGCGCCGGACCTGCCGGGCTACTTCGAGGCGCTCACCGAACTTGCTGGACGCACGGTCACCGTGACTCGGATCTTGCTGGACAACCCGATCCCCCTGACGGCCCCGCTCCCCGTTGTCGCCGCATCGTTGCCTGTGGATGGAACGTTCCGCATCGAGTGTGGAGCACCAGACGGGACGCAGATCAGCTGGCGGGTCACCGCGAACCGCAAGAACACCAAGTTTGACGTCGAACCCCTCGCCGCCACCACACCACTGCCGGACGGCCCCTATGGGATCGCCACCCCGAAGGAGAGCTCGAATGGTTGATACGTTCTACGCCGGGACCCTCGGTCCTGTCGGCCCGCTCGTCGCCTGGGATGGCACAAACGAGAACGACATCCTGACGTGGATCAACGAGGTGTCCTCACCCTCGTCGGTCATCGTCTCGGTGACCGCGACGGAGGTCGTGTTTAGGCGTGGCGCGAACCCACCACCACGAC